GGGACGGTGGGAGGATGCCGCAACTGGCACAAAAATATCTTCCAAAGAATGAAAGTGATACAAGTCCTCTTTGGAAAAGGTAATAGTTGTTTGGAAATGCCCGCTTGAAGCCGATGATTCCGTCAGTTAAAAGTTGATCCGATTCGGTTTCCCTATAGATTTCGGTTTCGGCGTAGCTACGATCCTCGTTTATTTCAATAAGGCCTAATCTTTGAAGGTTTTCTAAATACGCGGCCGATAAGGCCGGGTATGCTAGCCCGCATTTTTTACCGAACACATTGAACTTTCGTATCACTCTTTTTGCGGGGCCAATTGGCATGAAACCGTTGAATAAGTCACTTTCGTCTGAGCCATTAAAAGGCTCTCCAGGTTGCATATCACGGGGCCTTCCTTGATAGTTCGGCGGATAATCCATGAAGTCAACGGCAACAATGGGCAAGAAGTTGGTTGTCGCGATGTACTTGAGAAGTTTTGCCTCGTCGGAGCTAAGTTGTTTAATTATCTCCGGGAAACCAGGAAGCACACCGTAGGCAGTTCTTTTGTCCATGGCTTTTGCTAAAAGTTCTATGTACATGTCTTGGAGGGATTCTTCCTCCGAAACGGTTCTTATAGCTTCGACGATGGGGACAGCGATATTGGCTTTTGGTGTTTGAAGTTCTGCTGCCGGAACGTCGGAAAGTTTTTGAGATAGTCGTTCGACAATTACTTTCTGAACTTTTTCAAAGCCCCAGACAGTAGCGGATAAGGGGCAAAGCAGCATGTTCACGGTTTTACCGATCAAGCCTCCGGTTTTTCCAAGTTCTTGAACGAGCGGTTTTGCGCCATCCGTGTAGATTTCATGAGAGAGCTTACCGTCAACGTTTACGTTTATTTCAGGCTTTATATCAAGCATAAGAATTCTCCTTCGGATTGTTACTAAGCAAGAACGATTCTAAGGAAATGCGGGCTGATCGTCCCGTGCAACAACCGATCTTTCTCTTTGAGTAAGTACATGGGGTTTGAGCCGCTCGGTCATTCGTGATCGGGAGGTTTCTTTTTATGGGTTTGCTTTATGAATATCAAAATCCTCGGCCGCGTTCCGGTTCGTTTTAAGGACGGCGTTAAGTGGATCACGGTGAAACCGAACGGCCCCGAAAACAAAGGTACGCCGGTCAAACTGGACGATCGAACCGGAGAGGTTCTTGCAGGCATGGGCGGAAAGTTTAACGGACGCCATATCTCTGCGGCACCCAGAGGCGGCAGACAGGAGCAGCCGGGAGCTCAGGCCGTGATTGAATGGTCTAAAGCGCCCAAGGCTCCCCAGAAGCCTCAGTATACTGGCTCCGACAAATATACGAAAACGGCTAATCTGGTTAAGTCAACGCAGAAGGAATTTACTCCGGACAGCGTAGGTAAGGCGATCAAAGACCTTAATTATCCCTACACGATTGACCTAGATAACAAGGACCAAATTCTCAAAGAGCTCGATAAAGAATATGACCACCTGAGATCCATGGGCTATCCGTATGGTCCGGACGAAGCGGAGAAGGTATATGAGCGCGCGATGAGTTTTCAGGCCGCTCGAAAACGTGCCGATGATATTTTTGAAAGGGACTACGGAGACCTTACGAAAGGTGAGGACGGCCTGGAGCCGGACGAAGTAGAGGACCTTAAAAATCTTTATGCCGAGAGACTTCGCCTTTCTGCTCTGAGGCAGGTTGCCGAGGCCTCTGTCTGGTATACGGACCGGGCAGACTTTAGAAATTCGGATTTTTATAAAGCCTTAGATAAAGCATCCTCGAAGCTCGGCGATAAGGTTGACGCTTTGGCTGCTCTGCCGTCTAGAAGGCCCGCGAATCGCCAAAAACGTCAACTGCAGCAGAAAAAGAAATTTGAGGCCGAAAGATTAAAGCGTGAGCAAAAGCGGGCTATGAACGCTTTTCAGGCGCAATTTTCAAAAGAGCTCGCGAAAAACGTTAAGCCGCAAATCCAAAAGCTAAATTCTGACCTGGCATCTGCGTCTACATCCGCGGACGTTGTGGCGGCATTGGATTCCAGCGGCCTAATGAATGCGCCGACCCAGGGACTTAATCTTATGGGGCCGGATACCGCGCGCTCTATAGGGCAGGCTTATTCTGACATCTGCTCAAAGTTTCCTTTTCTTGCGGGTAATATCGGAAGGGCTAATTGTTCTAGGCTCGGAAGCTCCACGTATGGTCGGTGCTCGATGAGTAGGGGCGCGATCGATTTCAATACTAAGTATTACGGGAGAGGAAATGAGGCGTCCTTCGCCGCTTCGTTTAGTAACTGTATCTCTACGCAATTCCATCCTCAGGGCGTTATGTCCAAAGGCGCGGCTTATGCAGTAGCCTCGCACGAGCTGGGGCATGCGATTGAAGGGCGCCTAGAAAAGCTAATGAAAGCCGCAGGCGTTGATACGACGGAAAAGAGAAAGAAAAGATATTTTATTTCGGGGCGCGTTAAGGATAAGGTGCTCTCTAATCTTTCCCTCGTGGATGATCGCTCAGTTATCAAGGCCGAGCTGTCCGAATATGCGGCTATGGATTCTGCGGAGTTTTTTGCCGAAGCTGTTTCTGAGTATCTTTGCAGCCGCTCGCCTAGACCAGTGGCCGCAGAGGTTGGTAAAATACTAGAACGGTTCCTGAAAAATGATTTTTCAGACCTTGGTATTTGAGAGGAATAAATGGCCGAGAAACTTACACCTGAGACCGAAGAGTGCTATGAAAGGGTCCCTGCCTCCTTCCCCGAAGATTGGTTCGATAATGACGGACCCTGCGATGAGGGCCTTAAGCTCAAGAAGGAAGCCCCGGCTCGTGCGCACAAAGAATTGAAAGAATATCTGGACTACTGCGACGAGATGCGGAAGAAAGGCATCATCGTAAACTAATAGCTAACAACACACCATAACCGCCCGCGTGGCGGTTTTTTATTGCCTAAAGCGCAACCGTTTAGGAGGATCAGCATGGACAATTGCGAAGCTCCGAAGCGAAAACGGGGCAACCAAACTAAGTACACACCGAGTCGCGCTAAGGAGATTCTCCAGCGCCTAGCATGCGGACACACGCTTACGTCTATATGCCGAGACATGGGAATATCCCCCGCGTCCGTTTATAGATGGACGGTCGCGAACGAGGACTTTGCGAGAGACTTCGCGCGCGCGCGCGATTTCGGCGATCAGGTCCTGGAGGATGAGGCTGTCGATATCTCCGACACGATGGAAGAAGCATCTGAGACGATTGATTCGTTCAGCGAGAAACATGGAGCGTCGAGCACAGTCAAGAAAGGCGACGCCGTGGCACATCGCAGGCTCCGGGCAGAAGTCCGGCTGAAAGTTGTCGCAAGACGAAAGGGCGCAAAGATCCAGCTGGATACGAACGGCGCCGGAGGCGAGGGCCTGGCAAGCGTCTACGAGAAAATTAGAGAAGTGGCTAAAGGTAAAAAATGAACGATCCTTTTTCCGAGCTGTGGAGCCCGCACAGATTTAAAGTTTTCTATGGCGGCCGCGGTTCGGGAAAGTCATGGGCAATCGCTGAGGCCTTGGTAGTCATGTCGAATCTTTCCCGGCTGCGTGTACTGTGCTCCCGTGAGTTTCAAAATTCGATTGCCGATTCGTCCTATCAGCTGCTTAAAGACACGGCAGAGCGCCTAGGACTGAGCCATCGCTTCGAGTTCCTGGAGACCGAGATCCGACACATAAACGGCTCTCGTTTTTTCTTTAAGGGCCTGCAGCAGAGACAGGCGCAGTCTGTAAAGTCGATTGAAGGTGTGGATATCTGCTGGGTCGAAGAAGCTCAGTCGGTCTCGCAGGTCTCATGGGAGACACTGATACCGACCATCCGAAAAGCGGGCTCCGAAATATGGGTCTCGTTTAATCCGCTCCTGGCCGACGATCCGACAACCAAATTATTCCTGACCGATGCGCCGCCACCCGGCGCCTATGTCCGGAAAGTTAATTTTGACGAGAACCCGCATTTTCCGGAAGCGTTGCGCCGGCAGATGGAATGGGATCGCAAAAACGACTACGAGAACTATTTGCATGTGTGGGAAGGATTTCCCCGGACAATCAGCGACGCGCAGATTTTCCGTGGCAGGTTCACGGTCGAGAGTTTTCCGGACGATCTTTGGCAGAAGGCCGACAGGCTATTTTTCGGTGCTGACTTTGGCTTTGCGAACGACCCGAGCACGCTGGTGCGATCGTTCATGTACGACAATCGGCTGTATGTCGAATACGAGGCCTTCGGCCACGGCGTGGAGTTAGACGAGCTCCCGGC